TAACAGATGTTGAGTATTTCAAGCGCAAATTATATCAGTCATTGAATATTCCTGCGTCAAGACTGGCTGGAGATAGCCAATTTAATCTAGGAAGATCAGCTGAAATTACAAGAGATGAAGTAAAGTTCTTCAAATTCATTGAAAGAGTTCGTCTACGTTTCTCTGTGCTATTCTTGAATCTATTGAAGGTTCAACTTGTTCTTAAGGGTATCATCACAGTCGATGATTGGGATGACATGTATTCTGATATAGAATTCCAATTCAACACAGATTCTTATTTCAACGATATCAAAGACGCAGAAGTTCTTGCTAGTAGACTTGATCTGGCTGCTAATGCAGAGCAATATATTGGCAAATATTTCTCTACCGATTATATCCGTAAAAATATCTTGAAGCAAACCGATGAAGAAATTGAACTGATAAATACTCAGATGCAGTTTGATATTCTTAAGATGCAACAAGCTGCTGCAGCTCAACAGCAACAAGCCCAACAGGAGCAACAATGAAACATAGACTAAAAAAGATTGTTTTTGAGTCATTAGATAAAAATAAATTGTATTTTAACATCAAAAATGAGCTTTCTTTCAGGGTAAGCCAAATGATAAACGAAAAAATGCTTTTTGAACAGAATAAAATGCTTCAAAAATGCACTCCAAAGGCAACAAATAATGCTTTAGAAAGATTTGTTTCCGTAATAAAGGAATCTTTACAGTCAAAATACCCTATAGACATTAAATTAAACAACGGCGAAAATATAAGTATTAATAGCAAAGAAGGGCAAAGATTGGCAGTTTTGTTTGATAATCTAAATGAACATAATCGTGTCAAAATGACTTCTTCGCTTTTTGAGAATAGCACGAATTACAAACAAATTTTAGATTTCAGCAAAAAACTAAGGAAATAACACATGTCATCAAAGAAAGTATTTAAACAAATTCTTGAAGAAAATGCGGTAGGAGCTAGAAACTCTGTCCGCGAATTGCTTTATTCTAAGCTAAAACATAAGCTAAACGAAAAATACATTGAAATTTCAAGAACATATTTCAATGAGGGCAAAATGGAAGATATTGATGGCGATGGCCAAGTAGGCAATGACACAGAAGATGCTATTGCTAAAAAATTTATGAATATGGGTATGCCAAAAAATAAAGCAGTAGCAAAGGCTACAGGCATAACTGCAAAGAAGAAGAAAAAATGAAGTTAATAACCGAAACAATTGAAAATGTTCGTGTAATTACTGAAAGTGTTGACGGTAATAATAAGAACTATTTCATTGAAGGTATCTTCATGCAGGCTGATGCCAAGAATAGAAATGGTAGAGTTTATCCCAAGCCTATTCTCATGAATGAAGTTAGACGATACATCAATGAACATGTAAATAACAAAAGAGCTTTTGGTGAACTAAATCACCCAACTGGCCCATCTGTTAATCTTGATCGTGTATCGCATTTAATTACTGAATTACACGAACGCGGAAATGATGTTTATGGAAAAGCCAAAATACTTGACACCCCAACAGGAAAAATAGTCAAGAGTCTATTGGGCGAAGGCGTTCAGCTTGGAGTTTCTTCAAGAGGAATGGGATCTCTTAAGAAGACCAAAGAAGGTGTAAATCAAGTTCAGGAAGATTTCATGCTTGCTGCTGTTGATATAGTAGCTGACCCATCTGCTCCTCATGCATTTGTTAATGGCATCATGGAAGGAAAAGAGTGGGTTTGGAGTAATGGAGTTCTAAAAGAGAAAACAATTTCAAACTACAAAAAAGCAATAGAAAATACTCCAAAGAAAAATCTTTCCGAAAAAACAATAAAAATATTCAATCACTTTTTGAGGGGTCTATGAACTTTATAGAAAGTAAATACATAGAGCAAATTAATAATCTTCAGAAAGAATTAGCAATATTAAAATTGCAAGAATCTAAGATTTCAAAGGCTGTAAACTTAAAAGAATATTCAGATGGCTCATCAGGTACACTTGAAGGTGCTGCTGAAACTGTTGCAGACACTAGCATTGATTTGCTAAAAGGTTATTTAACAGCAGCAGGAATTCAAAGAGCTTTATCTGGAGAAAAAGTAAAACCAGAAGAATTATCTTCATTGAGAGCAACACCAATTATTAAACATAACATACAAGACTTTATGTCTAACTTAGTTGCAGCTCCATTGATTGGTATTGGTTCTAAATTAGCAGCAGCAATAATCAATGCCGCTGGAAGAAATCCATTGGATTTTGCCAAGGCAGTTGAACTAACAAGATACAATCCGTATGCGATTGCAAGCCCCGACGAAGAAAGAAGAAAAACAGTTGCGCCACAAAATCCGCAACAAACTCAACAGACTGGTCCAACACCATAAATAAATTAGGAGAATATATGAGAAATAGAAAAAAATATATCGAAGATGAAATTTTAAGCGAGGAAATGGAAGAAGAAACCGAGGAAGAAGAGATGGATGAAACTGAGGACGAACAAGATGAGTCCGAAGATGAAGACACCTCATCCGGTTCTGGACAAAAGGCTGCTGCTGGTTTCGTTGACTTTGATGTCAATGGAATGGGTAGCATGGATGCTAATGGAGGAAGAGTCTTTATTCAGACAGATCCAAGAATGGATCCTAACATGCAAAAGCTCGCTCCATACAATCAAATGACAATTGCTACCCCAAAGGTATCACCTGTTCAAATGAAAGAAGCATTCGAAGCCATTTTTGGTGATAGCGATTTATCAGAAGAAGCTGTAACAAAGCTTCAAACTGTCTTTGTCGCTGCTCTAAACGAGAAGGTTGAAGAGCATGCCAAGAATGCAAATAAGATTCTTGCTGAACAGTATGAGAAGAATCTCGAAATCATGGCTGGTACACTTGCTGAAAAGCTTGATGAGTACCTTGGCTATGTTGTCGAAGAATGGATGCAGGAGAACAAGGTTGAAGTTGAAAGAGGCATCAAGACTCAAGTCGCTGAAAACTTCATTCGTGGTCTCAAGAATCTATTCGAAGCTCACTACATTGATGTTCCAGAAGACAAGTACAATCTAGTTGACGAACTATTCGAACAGAATGACGAACTCACTAGAACTGTAAACAAGGTCATCAACGAAAACATGGCTCTAAAGAGAGAGAATGTTTCCAGCAAGATTTCTGGCATTTTCCTAGAAGAATGCCACGGTTTAACAGACACTCAAATTGAAAAATTAGGATCACTTGCCAAGGGTCTTGATTTTGATGGCGAGGATTCGTTCAGAAGTAAGCTTCAGTCGCTCAAAGAGGCTTATTTCTTCAGAAAACAAGAAGCTAGACCAACTCAAGTAGCTCCAGTGGCAAGCCCAGTAATGGATCTACATGAAATGGTTCAACCTTCAGCACAGATTATTGAAAATGAAACTGTCTCTCAGGTGGCTAGAGCAATGAGTAGACATATTAAGAAATGATAAGGATTTAACTAAATAACACAGGAGAATACACAAAATGTTTGAAGACTCAACCCCATATGATATTTTAACTGAAAAGTGGAACCCCGTCCTAAATCACGACGCAGTTCCCGCTATTGAAGATGTTTATAAGAAGAAAGTTACCGCAGTCCTTCTTGAGAACCAAGAAGCTGCTATGCGTCAGCAGTATCTAACCGAAACCTCAGCCAATGGAATTGGTGGTGGATTCGGTCTAAACAGCAACGGATCAGCAAATACCAACCTACAGGGCTATGATCCAATTCTCATCAGCCTTGTTCGTCGTGCAATGCCAAACCTAATGGCTTATGACATTGCAGGTGTTCAGCCCATGACTGCTCCTACTGGTCTCATTTTTGCAATGAGATCTAAGTACGACAGCCAGAGCGGTGATGAAGCCCTATTTGCCGAACCATTCGCTAAGTTCAGCGGTTCAGGTGCTACCTCAACAGGTGCATCGACTGATCCTCTAACTGGCGTTGCTCCTCTAGCTTTCAGCGGAAATACCGTCACCAAAGCATCAATCTTTGGTTCTGACTTCGTTGGTATTTCAACCAACAGAGCTGAAGATTTAGGTGGTTCTGGTAATCCATTCAAGGAAATGGCATTTGCTATCGACCGCGTTGCTGTTACTGCAAAGACCCGTGCTCTAAAGGCCGAATATACCACTGAGCTTGCTCAGGATCTTAAGGCTGTTCACGGTCTTGATGCCGAAACAGAACTCGCTAACATTCTCAGCACTGAAATTCTTGCTGAAATGAACCGTGAAGTTATTCGCAACATCTACCATGTTGCAAAACTAGGTTGCCAGCAGGCAGATCTATTCTACAAGGCAGCTACTCCAGGCACAGGTGGTGCATATGACCTAGCACTCGACTCAGACGGTCGTTGGTCAGCTGAACGCTTCCGTGGCCTCATGTTCCAGATTGAACGTGAAGCTAACGTAATTGCTAAGGATACTCGTCGTGGTAAGGGCAACTTCATCATCTGCTCGTCAGATGTTGCTTCAGCTCTAACCATGGGCGGATTCCTACAGCTAACTCCAGCTCCTGCTACTCAGCTTGAAGTTGATGACACTGGCAATACCTTTGCTGGTATCCTAAACGGCAAGATGAGAGTCTACATCGATCCATATAGCAGCTCAACCCAGAACTTTGTCTGTGTTGGCTATAGAGGCGCAAGCCCCTACGATGCTGGTATCTTCTACTGCCCATACGTTCCACTCCAGATGGTTCGTGCAGTTGATCCTGATACCTTCCAGCCCAAGATTGGTTTCAAGACCCGCTACGGCATGGTCCAGAACCCATTCGTTCGTGATGGTGGTGTCGCTCTTGGATCAACCATGACCGAAGGTAAGAATCAGTACTACAGACTCTTTGCAGTCACTAACCTCCACGGTAACACTGGCAACTGATAAGTAAGTACAGTCAGTAATGAGAAGGGAGAGGAGAAATCCTCTCCCTTTTTCATTATACATAGTTTATGGCACAGGCAGATTATCCGGTAAATATTAGTCAACTTAATAAAAATTTCTATACATTTAAGTTGTCTAGAATACCAACTGTTACATTCTTTCTTCAAAAAGTAACTTTACCAGGAATTTTATCTCCAAATTTTGATCAACCTACCAATTTAGGCGTTCCAGTCAAAAGGCCATTAGGAACTTATAATTTTGCCAATCTAGATGTCGAATTCATCGTTGATGAAAACATGACCAACTGGTTGGAAATTTATAGATGGATGAGGAATATTGGTAACTTAGATTCTGATTGTACTTTTAACATTCCAGAAAATAAATTTACATCTACAGGAACACTCATAGTCCAAAAAAGTTCTTATACTGCAAATATTACTGCAACATTCTTTGATATTTTTCCGATATCTTTAGGTGGAATAATGTTTGATACGACGCTTCCAGCATCTGAGCCAGCAAGAGTAAGTGCTAGCTTTGCTTATACCTATTATAGCTTCAGCCCAGATCCTGGAAATACGACTTTAGATTGATTTAATCTATATTTTGGTATACTTATATTATGACTTTTGATGAATTAAAAGAACAGGTCGATCAAGACCTAAAAATTGATATTACTGAATTGGCTCAAGAATCTGTAAATACTCCTCAGATTCATAATAAGTATTTGTTATTTTTTAAAAAATATAAAGAAGAACTTTCTTCAGATGAAAGAACAATGAAGGTTCTTAGAAAATACAAATGGCTATATTATATGGGTAAACTCAGCAGAGAAGAACTTGAAAAACTGAAATGGGAGCCATTTGAATTAAACATTCTAAAGACGGATGTTGATAAATTTATAGAAGCTGATGATGATATCATAAATCTTGAAGGTAAGATTTCTGAGAAAAAAGAAATGGTCAATTATCTTGACGGCGTAATTAAAATTGTAAATGGCCGTCAATGGAATATAAGATCGGCCATAGATTGGATTAAATTCACCAATGGGCAATAATATTACAATAGAGCCAGTTGATGATGCTTATATTAAGGTGCGATGTCCAAAGGATATTGCAAAAGAACTGAATTCATTTTTTACATTTACAGTACCAAATCACAAATATAATCCATCATTCAGAAAAAAAATATGGGATGGTAAGATACGATTGTATAGTCTTCTTACTCAAAAAATTTATAAAGGAATGCTTCCTTATGTTGAAAAATTTTTTGTAGATAGAAATTATCATTATAAAAATAATATAGTAACTGATAATTTTTACATAGAGGATGAAGCTGTAAAAAAATTTATGATTGAATTCTTGAGAGTATCAAGTAATGGAAAGCAAATTACACCCCATGATTATCAAATACAAGCAGTAACTCATGGAATAAAGAATAAAAGAGCACTATTGCTTTCTCCAACTGGATCTGGCAAATCACTTATAATTTATACTCTTATGAGATTTTTTGCGGATTATATTCCAGCGGATAAAAGTATTCTTATAGTTGTACCAACAACAAGTTTGGTGGCGCAGCTATACAATGATTTTGAAGATTATTCACGATTGAATGGATGGTCTGTTAAAAGCAATATTCAAAAGATATATGCTGGAGAAAATAAAGAAATAACTAAAAAAGTTGTAATATCAACATGGCAAAGTATCTTTAGAGAAAACGATAAATTTTTTGATAATTTTTATACCGTTATTGGTGATGAATGTCATTTATTTAAAGCAAAATCATTATCAACAATAATGGAAAAGCTTAAAAATTGTCCTATTCGATTCGGATTGTCTGGTACTCTTGATAATACGAAAGTTCATAAATTTATAATCGAAGGATTGTTTGGTCCTCTTTA